GGAATAGTACGGATCCGTGGCCGATTCATACATGCATGTCATACCATTGGCCGAGGCTATTTCATTGGCGATACGTGACAGGGTGTATGCTTCCCAGGCTTTGCTCTTTTTGGTCTGGCGGACCTGAGAGCTAAATGGCAGTGAAGTACCCTTTATCGAAATAGTAGACGGGGGACCTCCAGCTTCGACGCTGTCCAGTTCAAACTGGCCACAATCGAGTATTTTATCCTTCCCATCGCCGGTCCAGTTTTTCTGTACAAATACCGCCTGGATTCGTAGACCTTTCACCGACGAATTTCCACCATTTTCGGATGCAGGTGTTATATAGCTGGCGTTCACGTATGCGGTTTTTCTATTGTAGTTGATTGTTGCCCAGCCTTTTGTAATGGATTTGACACTAACCTGTGTACCATATGCAATGGCACCTAGCCTTTTATAATTTGTCCCAGGACCGCTACGAACATTTACCCCTCCCTTTGCTGTTACCTTGTAAACAGAACCACCCGGGCTTGATGCTGCGGCTTCTATCGCCTTATTAAGCCAGTTCGTAAGCCAAATATCATCACGATCTGCAAGCATGATCTGCAGATCATCAGTTTCATCTTCCTCATTGTCCGTGTATGTTAGTGAAATCAAAAAATGACGTAAAGAAGCGGAGATATCTACTCCGTCAAAGTAGATCTCCGCTTCCGTGCGTCTTGCCAAATCTTTATCGCTCATCCGCTCACCTGCTTCCATGGAGGCATCGTAGTTGTATCAGTTGCATCTTCCTCGACATCAGGCAACAAGAGTGTTATGCCAGCAGGGAAGATATAATACTCCCGGTATTCCGGATTGAGATTCATCAGCTTATCCGTATGAGCTACACTTCCCAACTGAGAATACGCTATGCTGTCCCACATATCTCCCTGTACCGTTGTATAGGTCCTCCCGCTCATCCGTAAGCCCTCCTTTTTGCGTCAATCCCTGCCTCCTCAAGTATGTCAAGTATGAGCTCCCGCAGATTTTCATTATGGCTGTGCAGCGTAGATTCCAGTGCCGCAGTATCAACCGCCCCCGCCCCAGTAAGATAATAAGCTGGGGAAACAGTCAGCACAATGTAATCTCCCCCAGGTGCTCCTGGCTCTGCGGATATCGCACTTTCTGGTGAAAATGCTCTTATGCTTTCCTTAGCCATCTGTGACATGACAGCAACAACTTCCGGCTCCATAGATACGACCCCGCCCACGAAGCCGCTCATGGCGTATTCGCCGCGTTCTGCAAATACTTTTGAAGGGCTATGAATCTGCAGTTTTTCATCGATAGCTTTTATTGCTGCATCGGCTATCTGGGCGTAGGCCTTTTCAACAGCCGGGAGCAATTCCTCAGCGCCGCTGATAAAGCCTTGGATCGTATTTTTTCCGCTTTGTGCAGCCTGTTCACTGAGATCCATGTCTTTTATGGCAGTTTCAAGCTCGGCCTGCAGAGCATTCATAGAATTCGAGAAATCTGTTTCCAGCTCTGCAATGGTATCAGCAACTGCCATCTGCTCTTCCTGGAGTTTCTGCCAGTTACTTACCATTTTTCGCAGCTCTTCATCACTGGCTTTGGCCATACCAGCAATAGCATTAACACTACTCTCGCTGCCATCTGCAAAAGACGCAATCATATCAGCAAGGCCTTCTATGTCAGCACTGCGTTCTCTCAAACTGGCCAAGTTCTTATTATAATCCTGCCAGTATTTGACCTGGCTTTCCATTGCATCGTTTATTTTCCACGCGGCAGTGGCAACTACTTCAGATGCCTTATCCCATAGCTTATATTGGCCAGATACACTATCCAGCGCGGCATCATATGTCTTTTCATATTCTGCGGCCAATTCTTCCATCTTACCAGTTATGCCAGTGATAACATTTCTTATTTCTCCGCCGCTATTGGCCACCTGTTCTGTATATCCAGCCATGGCCTCGGTCAGTTCTTTGATCACAGCCTGGTTTTCATCATATGCTTCTTGTGCAATTCTCTCAGCTTCAGCAGCTTCTTTGACGACTTCTGCCGCTTCATTCACAGCGGCCTGGTAGGGCGCAAGGGCACGGCCATAATCACTAAGGCTAATTCTACCTTCTTTCAAAGCTGCATCGAGTTCTTTTTCTATTTCAGCTTTTTTCGCTTTTGTATCAGCCAGTTCACGTTCAGCTGCCGCTGTCTCTGCCATGGCGCGCTGCAGGTTATCATACAGCTTGCCTTCTTCTGCGATGAACTTCTTTAGCTGCTCATACTTCGCCGCATTTTGCTCACGGGCAATCTCAGCTTCAACAAGGGCGCGTATGGCATCGGCCGACATGTTTAGAGAGTCTGCATACTGGTCATATGCGAGACCAAGCTCTGGCATGGCCTCATTGAGCATGTCCACAATCGTAAGGATCTCCTGTTTCACGGCAGCAGATTTGCCCTCAACAGCCATTAGCTCTTCGAGCTTATTCATGAGGTTGGTAACACTAGTCGCCTGGTCATCCAGGCTGACAACCGTTTCTTCATACGCGGCCATGAGCTCATTGTGGGCATCAATAACTTCCTGCTGGGCTGCTGCAAATTCCTCTGCTGTCAACTTGTTGGCTTCAAAGGCATCCTCTGCTTCGTCAAGCTTTCTCTTGAGCAGCTGAGCTTCCGCAGAGGTCTCTCCCATTGTTGCGCAGACTTTCTCATACTCCCGGCGCATTTCTTCCAGCTGGTAATACTGTTCCCGAGAGGCTGCTGTAAGTGCCTGGATCTCTCTTTTTGCATCTTCGGCCTCTCCGACAAAAGCAGCAATACTGGCTGTCAATGCTGCAAGGCCGGTAACAGCACCCATTATAAAACCGACACCAGGTATAGTCGCGGTAAATGCAGCAGATACGGCAGCAGCAACCTTTGTAATTGCCACATATGCAGTAATTCCGGCTGTGGCTGTTCCGATTACTCCAATAAATGCTGTAATGGTTTTGACCAGTTTCGGATTCTGCTGGACAAATTCAGTTATTCCTGTCAAGATATCCGTTGCTGCACTATACAGCTCTCGCAGGACAGGTGTGAAATTATCCCCTATGGCAATTTTTAGATTATTATAAGCATTTTGCATCATTATGAGCTGGCTTTGAGTCGTAGCATATCTTTTCTCTGCTTCTGCCGCAAGCGCCGTATTTTCTGCCCATGCTCTGGAAGCAGTATTAAGGGTACGATTCATCATATCTCCTGAATTTGCAAGCGACAATATCATGCGCTGCATGCGGGATTCTGTGATGCCAAGCTCTTCCAGGATGACTATTGCGCTCTTTCCGGTCCTTTCTGTATCGGCCAAACCCAGTACAAAAGCCTGTAAAGCCTCTACTGCATTTCTGCCCCAGACCTCTGAGAACTCATTAGCCGTCATATTTGCGATGCTCGCAAATTCGTCGAGCTTTTCACCGGTTTCTACGGCTTTCATAAGCTCAGAGATAAGCTTTGACATTGAAGTTGAACCAGCCTGTGTTTCGATACCGAGAGATGTGACGGCGGCTGAAAGAGCCAACATGTCAGCTTCACTCATACCAGCGAGAGATGCACTGGCGGCAATGCCCTGTGCCATTTCTATGATTTTCTGTTCAGTCGTTGCAAAGTTATTCCCGAGATCAACAATAGCGCTTGCCAGGTTGGAATAATACGATGGATCCATCTGCGTAATATTCGCAAACTGAGCAAGCATTGTTGCGCTTTCCTCGGCCGTCATGGTCGTAGCCGTCGAAAGCATCGCCATAACAGTAGAAAAATCCAGCAGGTTTTCTTTTGCAATACCGAGCTGCCCAGCCACTTCTCCAATCCCGGCCAACTCTTCAGCTACAATTGGGATATTAAGCGTGAGCGCTTTGATCTCTTCACCCATTGCCGCCAGTTCCTCATCTGTCAGGTCAGTAGTCTTGGCCACGCCTGTCATGGCAGACTCGAATGAGATAGAGGCTTCAATAGCCTCACTATACAGATCTTTGATCTCTTTGAGTACTGTTACGATTCCCGCGGCAGCAATTGCTTGTTGAACAGCTCCAAAAGCAGCAGAGGCTACTGCGCCATAGTTCCGGGCTTCGTCCGCAACCTCTTCTTGCTTCTGACGCAGCTCATCAATCTTGCTGGTGAGTTTTTCCGTTTCCCCACTGAGATCTTCAGTATTAATTCCTGCTTCTCTCAAGGCGTTACGCATCTGCTCCAGCTTGGAGATCTGATTAGAAAGAGATGCAGAAGTTTTGTCTATCTGAAGCTGTTTTGAAAGAAGCCGGTTCTCAAGAGTTGCAGAAAATGTGCCGGTCTCGTCTATTTCCTGCTGTATATTGTCATACTGTTGCTGAAGTACTTCCAGTCTCTTTCTGGTTGCCTCGACAGCATTCTGCTGCTTCTGGTATGCTGCAATATCGGATTGTGTTTTGTTGAGGGCCTGAAGTTCCTGCTGCATGGAAGCAATAGATCCCATAGCACTCCTAAAGGTACTATGGTAACTGCTTCCTAATTGAGCATTTAACTGAAACAGCATCTCATATTCTTTCCTGCTTGCCATGGAAGGCCCTCCTTTCTCTTTATTATTTGGCTTTTTCTTCATACACTAGATGATTGTGATCCCTGATCCAGGCTGATAGCTCCCATAGTGGAAGAGAAAGCCAAAAAGGAACTGGTGTACAGTTTGCCTTGGCCAAGATCAGGCATTGGCGCCGGAGCCAGGTCCCTCCGTCACCAATCACAACTCCGACTTTAGCAAAAAAGACCTCGCAGCACTCCGAATCTTGTTATAATCAGCCAGTTTCATTGTTTCAAATGCATCTGAGCCAATAGGCACGGTGCAAGCCCGAGCTGCAAGGCGTACCAGGTATTCCCCTGAGAACTGTGGCACAATGACGGGCTTACCCAATTGCTGGAGCTCATTCTCAATAGCCAGGCCATCTTTACCGGTCAACTTTCCCCAGTCAAATGTAAGTTCATTGTAGGTCTTACCCTGGTATTCAAACGGCTTCTTGAATTTGTGAGTATAAATGTAATCGCTTTCTTCTGCTGCTTTTTGAGCCGCAGCGAATTCTTCATCATCAATTATGGGGTTCATGGTTTCATTACTCATGGCTATATCTCCTTTCCAATGTCTGAATACCCGGGACAGCATGTCACCGTCCCGGGATGCATGATTATTTGCCAAGCGCCTTTTTGACGTCTGCCAGGTAGTCAACACCATTGAAGAAGCAAATGTTGTTGAGAGGGTCGATTTCTCGAACTTTTTTGCCATCGATGTATGTTGCCCAGTAACGTACGGCATACTCACCTGATGCATCAGCCGGAGAAGCAGGGGCAACGGAACCTCCGCCGTCCTTCTTCGGAATAACTACTAAGATGTGTTTCTGCGATTTAACACCCACGGTTCCCGCCACTGTGTCCTCTACCTGCTGGGCAACACGCAAATCTATGTTATGCCGCCGAGGTTCAGACAGTTTGATTGTCTGTTCGGTCGTTGACCGGAAGTTCAGGGTAAGCGTCATGGCTTCAAAATGGCCAAGGATGACGGCCTCAACATTTCCGGCAATTCCGGCGCCTGATATTGACTGCGTGAGCGCGGTGAGATCAGGCAGAGTAGCTCTCGCTATGCCCAAATACTCCACACCATCTTCATAAACAGCAAAATTGATTATGCTTTCGTCGAATTTAGGCATCTGACCTTTCCTCCTTCCTTAACCTTGTAGCGCTGACGACACATAGTTGGCATCATACTCAAGTACGAAGTCAATTTCCTGTGCCGGGCTGGGCGGGGTCATATAGATGTGAGTCCGGATAATACCGGCCATCAAATCGGCAAGAGGGTTCTCTGACTCTCTGAACTCAACCCGAGCACCAAGCAGATATCCGGCGCCAACCAGGCCATTGAGCCAAATATTGCAACTGTCGATGATCGTGTCAATAAGCCTGCGATTCATCGGTTTGTCCAGCTTGCTCCAGTAAGTGTTGATCAGGGTGTTAGCAACCCAATCAAACATTCTGGCAACGGGAATGAAATAGTCCTTCACATCCGTGTTCCCCGGATAGCAAGCCGTATAGTTGCCCCAGCATACAATGCTGCCCATGAAGTTCAATGCAGTAACAACACCACCAGCATTCAGAATATTGGCCTGTTGTAAGGTAAGGATGACTTCCTCACCGGACCCTAATACCATTGAGTCACACTTAAAAGCTTTGTTCGAAGGGCTCTCATACGGGCATCCATCATTTCCGGCGTCAACGGATGACATTAGGCCTGCAAGCTGTGTGGACATGTGGAATACCCTGCCGCCGAGTTTGAGTAACGGCCAACAAGGAATCTGGTTTTCATCGATAAAGTTGTTGGAGTTTTTAGTAGCAATTACCTTACTGTAATCATCTGCTGCGACAGTGCTGATATCGATCAGAGCCTTGGCTTTGAACATTCCATTAATCCCAGCGGCTTTTGTAGCCATAACAGCAGCAACTGCCACATCATCCGAAAAACCGGGTGCACATATGAGGTCTGGAACGATGCCCACAACGGCCATGCACTGCTCAATCGCTTCCATTCCGGTAGCGACAGCTGCGGCATTTACGCTTGCTGGAGTGACCTGCTTATATGCTACGTTCAGGGATGTAGCGCTGTAAGCCGCTCCGTCAGGCAGAAGCTCAATGTAACAATTACCATCCGTGTAGTATACTGCGTAGTCTTTATCCTTCTCATATGCATCACCAGTTCCGCCAGCAGGTTTGACAACCAAGTTGTCATCATTGATGACTTCAATCGGCAGCGCGATCTTGTGGTTCACGACATCTTTGTCGGCTGCTGCGACAGTTTCATTCATCTTTTCCGGATCGAGCAAGTTGACAAATATGACAGGCTGCATCCCGAAAAGGACGTAATGTGAATACATAAACTCACAAAGGGAATAATTCTTCCAATCGTCCGAATAACCAAGCTTCTTTTTTGCTTCATCAAAGCTTGTACACAGAACCGGCACACCGACTTTTGCCGGCAATTCCGCACTTTGAATCGGCGCCGTACCGATGACGAAAGGAATACCGGACTTAACACCAATAGGAGCACTACCAAGACTGGTGGCCTGTTCGGAAATATAAACACCATGATTCGCCATATTCACATTCCTCCTTATTTACCGGCTAACTGCCTGTAATATACATTCAGCAGGTTTCCGGCTGTTTTGACTTTGATACGATCCTCCGCAATTGTTTGATGGGTTGAGATCAGCTTCGCGATCAGCGGGTACTTTTCAATGATGGGAGAGAGCTTCTTTATTGTCTCTTCCAGTGAGCCGCCATAGATCGTTCCGGATTGGATCACACCACGAATACTCGGCCCGATATAAACACAAAATCCGTCGGTTTTCCCGGCGGATTTCTTAGGTGAGGGGTTTTTCTTCTCGGTTGCAATTTCAGTATCAACTACTGTTGCATCCAAGTCAGCCACCTGTGTTTTGCTTTTCTTTGTGCTCAAATTAACACCTCCCTTTCTACTGCCGGGAGAATCCATGTTGTGATCATTTCCCCGGCGTAATATGGAGCAGTATCATCGGGATATATAAGTGTTTCCACTCCTGCTTTTAGGTCAAGCTGGAATCGCCTACCGATGATTACCTGCTTCAATATGGCAATACGTAGCCGCTCCATAAGGTTGACAAGCATGAGCGCTCCTTCTGACTCGTTATCGTTATAGACACAAAAAATAGACCGAATAACAGCCGAAGAAGATAAAGTTTCACCCTCTGGTTGAATGTCCTTACCATTGATCAATTGGTGGATGATATATGGCGCTTTTTTTTTAGCCGCATTGCTATCCGGCAGACGCATTGGCCAAACTTCAGCAGCTCTATTTTCTGGTTCTGCACTATCCCTTTGCTTACTGACTGGCATGATTATGTCGCCTACAACATGTCTGGTAAAAGTACAGAACTGATCAAGTAGGATTAACCTATTTATGGCTTATCCCCCCCATCCATTGAGCACGCGAAGAATTTCATGTTCGATGCGCTCTCCATACTTTCTGCGGATGGCTTCATCCATTTTATCAACTGTTTCCTCACGAGCGTAGAATGCCTGGACAGATGACGGACCAAACAGTTCCCTAATAGGAAACCGCGCGTCAGTTTCACGTTCAAATACTCCCATATGCGAGCCAACTCTTGCTATAAATGCATGTTCGAGAGCCTGCCGAGCATTTTGCCTTAAAACCCTGGTATATACTCGCCCGGACCGATTCACACGCGTATCGTATTTGATCAGTGGAATAACATTGCCTCGGTAGCCGAAGGTTACCTCGTAAGAGCCTGCATTATCCCGGACGATTGTATTAATGTGTTTTGTACGCCGTTTTAGCTCACTCTGCCCGATAGCATACTCCTCGGAAACAATCCGCATACCCAACGTCAGGCCATGCTGTGCCGCACGCTTTATGGCGCTGCCAACAGCCTTATAGACGCCGCCGGGGATACCTGCCAGCAGCTTTGTAACTCGGTCGAGTTTATACTCGCCGATCTCGTCAAAATATACGGTACTCATTCATCAAGCACCTCCAACTCCAAGCGGATCACGCCCATCTCGTTGATAGAGGACCCAACATAAAACGTACGGCAAGTATCCCCGTCAATGATTCTGATCTTTGTCCCTTTTTTGGGAACCACCCCGCCAAGGTCGGACGCAGCAACATACATTTCAGTAGTAGCCAAGAATAATCCCTGGACATGGTCTGATACAAGTTGGTGCCTATCCTTTTCGCTTATGCCTGATAGCACAATCGGAATATTTTCGTATGTTACACCGTCATAGATAACGGTATATGCCTCGGCAAACTCCGATGTGTTGATAAACACCTTATTGATATCAGCTTCTACCATATCTTTGAACCCGCTCATGACTTTGAATCCTCGGCTTTATGAATCAGATGGTGTATCTCCATTATCTTCGGATGTTTCGGGGGATTCTCCAGATCCCGTTCCGAAGTATTCCTTCAATGCAGCCACCATCTCACTTTTTGACATTCCGACCTTGTAGGCTAAACCATATTTGCCCATGAGTTCCTTCAGTTCCTTGCTTGACATATCCTCACTGTAGCTCGGAATCTCAAGCTTATCTTTTGTTGCTTCTTCGACTGCTGCTTCTTCGTCGACTATTTCCGCCACTCCTGATTTGATCAGTTTTTCCTGCAGATCTGTCGGGAGATATCCGATAACGCTATCTTTTTCAACCAGAACCCCTCGATAATTCAGGGGGGCCTTCAACCTGATCATGATAACCCCTCCCCATTATCCAATCTTCACTCTTGCAACAGTATCGGTCTGGGCCTTGGGTTCGGTTGCCCAACCGGCAGGGACGTTATTCTGGGCTACGTCAGTCAGAACTCCTGCCACAGGATCCCAGTACAGCTGCTGGCCAACTGTAAACGCAACGTTGTTGGCCGCCGGCAGTTCAAATACTCCTGAAACATGCAGCGATCCGGTGGCGCCAACGGGGATATTCTCACCAGCCACGCCGATTCTGGTATTGCTTAACGTTACCACGCTGCCGTACTGAATGGGGGTCGGACCGGGATTGGCATAATCAATTGTCTTGCCTTCCTGGATAAACATTCTGAATCATCCTCCTCAATAAAAGTATTAAGGAGCCTAATCTGATTAGGCTCCAGGGTTCATGTAGAGACCACGGAAATCAAGCACGGTTACACCGTAATCAATGTAAATCCTCCACTTGATACCGAGGAAGTCAAAGCCGATCTGGCTCTCCAGCTTTGGCATATCGTCACCGTTCAGATATGTAACCTCAATGGTGTCGACATCGGCGGGATCGGCAGCCAGGAACCAGGGAGCAGAGCTGCCAGCAGGAACAAGCGCATCGAGTTCAGCATCAGCAATAGGTTCCAGAGTTCCAATAAACGGATTCACATTAGCCTGGGTTGTAGGAACGATGGTATTGGACAGGAATTGCTGAGCCTCGGTCTCACGTGCGGCGGGCACAATCAGGAACCTCGGACCGATATTGAGGATCTCATCACCGCGCAGATTCCTCTGTGTACGCATTGCCTTGCGTCCGGCACCCACTGTCTGAACAGTAATGTTACCACCTTCAACAGCAATGTTGCGATGAACAGCGGCAAACAGCGGATGACCGTCAAATATGACAGGGTTGGTGCCCAGCATGCGGTATACCAAGCGGTTGATTCCGCGCTTGGCGGCCCGCACGTAGGCCTCGGGGATCCTTGTGAGTACACCAATATCGTCGTTGATGAGAGCCTGGCGTGTCATGCCGAAGGAACGGCCAAATGTTGCAATGGCCTTGCTTACACCCTGATCCCTCATCTCGTCGAACTTGAACTCACCGCTCTGAGTCATCTGAACAAGGTCCCCGGCCTCGGAAATCTGGTAGTGGGTTACTGCCTTGAAGTCCGGGTTGCTTCCGCGGCTTGTCCACCTCTGGTATGTGGTCTGAGCGGCACGGTAAGCAGTCGCCATGGTCTTACGTACAGTGTTGTTAAGAATGCTGGTGAACTGGCTGTCAGGAGTCAAAGCCTCACGGAACAGGGTATCATCATCCAGCCTGTGAGCATTCGCTCTTCCAGCCCTGACAAGGCAATCCACAGCCAGATCGCGGAGCCTCATTCCCCTGAAATCATTGGCACCGTCCGCAGGCTTCTCAATTGCTTTTCCTGCGCGAAGAAGTATAGCGTCGGACGCGGCTTCCCTGATCTTGTCCTCTTCAGCCCTTTCAACACTCACGCCCGAACCCCCCGCATTGAGGGGCCTCATCCTCTCCTTCATCTTTTCAAGAATTTCAGCGCGTACCTGGTCAACAGATGTTCCGTTCCTGATATATTCATCAGGATCCACGTCAAAGTCCCTGCACATGGCTGTTATGTCACTGATGCGCTGCCGCTCAGCTTCTAAAGCTCTCTGTACAGATTCCTCATTTGTACCTGCTGGTGAACCCGCAGCTTTTCCCCTCTCGGCCGAATCGACGGCCCCGGGAGTCTGAATGTCTTTCCTTTCCTCATCCATAGCCTTTTCCTCCTTCTCGGAAATTGATTTATTATCAGCACGGCCGTCGGCCGGAGCTGCCTCATCATCCGTGTTCCTTCCCACACCTACTGATGGATCTGCCGGTGTGGGTTCGATGCTGATTTCAATGGGTTCCCACTTGATAGCGATATATGCCGGTCCAGTGAATCTTCCGTTTGCCGACTTTTTCCCTGCGGCAACCTCTTCCCAACTGCTTACGGAATACCCGACAGATACTCCCTTGAGCATGCCTTTTTTGACCTTCTGGAATACTCTGTCGCTATCCTCGTCATCATCGAAGGTGATAAGAGCTTTGCCTTTGCGCTCTTCCGTGTCTATCCAGGCCTTTTCTATTTTCGCGATGGGCATTTTGCCGTAATTCGGATCACGGCCATGGCTAAAAAGCACTGAACCTACCTCTAGCAGCCTGGTAAGATCCACCGCTCCATCATCGTGCGATAGAATTTCCGGGCCAAACCACCTTTCATATGGCAACTCAGAAGAAAAAGAAAGCTCCACTGTCCTGGATTTTTCGTCAACTGCCCTAATCTGGGCTTCCATTGTTCTGTGTTCCTGTATCCCCTTTTGAGGTTTCTTGGGCTGCGCCATTTGCTTTTCCACCTCCTGTTATGCTGATGCCCAACTCTTGGGCAAGCTTTATTTCTGCTGCTCTCTGCTTGAGTACATCTCGCCAATCCTCACCGCGTTCAGCACAGATCCTGGAGAGCGTATCCTGGCCGGTTTCAATCGCCTTAGCATTCGCCATCACCTCTCTCAGAGGATCTATCCAGCTCCATCCAGGAGTAATCCACACATGCTTCAGGTACTGGTTCTTATTCTGCCAGAATCCAGGTATATCGAGCTGTTTGGAGAGAACAGCAGAAATAACGAATTCCGTGTATACTTCCCTGCAGAAATGCTCTATCAGGAACTGTTGCCACATCATGTATGTGCGCTGATCCTCCAACAATCCCTGTCGTGCACTGCTGTAATTGACTTGCGACATATCGCGTGATACGGCTTCATACGACAGTCCCTGCCCGCTGCCGGCCAGTCGCTGTTGCGTGGAGATAAAATCTTTTGCACTGGTCGCCTGGCCAGATGGTGTAACAGCTGTCACTGATTCGCCTGGTTGCAACTCATAGATCATGCCGGGCGCAATCGTCCGCTGTTGGTAACCGCTTTTTTCGTCCTTTTTGTTGCCTAAAATCCCCCTGCCTAATGTTCCGGTAGGCGCTGTCTTGTTAATGAATACGGACAGGCAGGCGAGTATACGCTCCTTAACCGAAACCGCCTCAACAAACTCGTTCACGTCACGAACTCTCGGAAGCGTCTTTGCCAGGCAGGATATCTCCCTGATCTGCGAAGGCCGCGTTTTCTTCCACAGGAAAATGACCCGCTTGGCTTCAATTCTTTCGGATTTTCCAGTCCAGAATCCGTCCGGGGTATATTCCTTAAACCAGTATGCCACCGGCCGGTTATACTGATCGAGTTCGATCCCGCCTATTATCCGGTTACTGCCAATGCCAGGCAACGCGTTTATTGAGGTATCTAATTCATCCACTTCCCTGGCTTGCAGACAGAACGGTACCACTCCGGAATTGGTATATGTCTTTACGAAGATGATCCCGCCGTCTACCAACAGGCGTCTGATCGCCATTGCCTGCATTTCCGCAAAGGATTGCTGGCCTGTGATATCACAGTTTTTGGCACGGCACCATTCGTTCCAGAGTTCCTCGATCTTCTGGTTAAGTTTCTCATCCTCGGTACCGTCTGATTTCATGACCTTGGCCTGTACCTTGATTCCCGTTCCCACGACATTCCTTTCAAAAGGCCCTATGATAGCCTCCGCTATGTCGCTGTTCCGCTCCAGATCCCTTGCCCTAGCCCGTATGATATCCCTCTGCGGACGATCTGCCTGCTCGGCGGTTGCATTCACTGATACCCATCCGGAATTCAGGCGGTCAATATCGCCGGAATCATAAAAGCCCTTTAGGGCCTGGCGCCATGCTACACGCCTATATGCCCAGGAAGGGCTAATAAATCCAATAGCTTTATCAAGCCAGTTCAATACCATCACCTCCGGTCGAACACAGCCACTGTCACACTGCCGCCGTTCTCCTCGCGTAATTGCTGCAGCAACATGCGTCTTTCCTTGTAAAGGATAGATAGGTCTGGCCGCCTTAACCGCCTGCCGCCGATGCTGTATTCCTGAGCACCATTCTCTATTGCGGATATCGCTGCATTTATCTGTTGAAGCTGTTCTTTTACTGTCATCTCAACCAATCACCTCTCTGATTAATCCAACTACCCGATGTCTTAATAAAGCTGTTCTGCTGTATTTGCTGGTCCGGTCTTGGATTGCTTTGTTCTTGCTTTTGAGAAGAGTCATGTAAATATCTGACGTGCAGTAGGTCCGCAGCAAGGGCAGCATATACCTCGCAATCCAGATAATGGTTTGCAACATGGCTGCCTTTAGGTCTCCAAACCTCTATCTCCCGACCGCCACGCTTTTCAATAACCTTCTCTTCAGAGCATATTTGTTCTGCATACTCCCGGTCGCATCCCTTGTATACCATCCAGGTTCCGGGGCCATTCGGCCGGTTTAAACGGCCTGCTATCATGTCTTTGTACTGGTGGCCATCCACAATATAAAGCCGCATTCCATATGCTTTGCTATCCGTCTTGTCAATGGTGCTGATTTTGTACCTGGAAAGCAAGGGATTCGATGAACCTTTAACCGGTACCGCCCATTCCTGATTAATAACACAGAAATCATAAACCTCGTCCGTCTTGTCACCGGAGTCCACCGCGCATAAGTTCACCTGGAAAATGTTCCCCCTCCTGTCCTGATAGGGCAGGTTCATGACATATTCGACATCAGCCCAAGTATCAACAACCCCATGCGCAATGTTCCAGCTGGTCATCGATGCACCCCACGCCCGGATGGTATAATAAAAGCAATCCTTTTGGACGTCCACGCCGCCTGTTAAAAGGATTGCTCCATCAGGCACAACACCTTCTTCATATTCGCTTTGTCTTTCCAGCACGATATCCGATGTCATTTTAACCTCTGTGTTTTCCCACGGCTCCGCAAGCCATGAATTCACAAAATTCATCAGTAGCTCAGGAACATCTTTGGACTTCACAAACTCGTAAGCGACATCACCAATCCGTACCCAAGGTGAATAAATAGCGTTCAGGTGAAACGCTGTTTTTCGGGAGCCCGTTTTCTTTTCTGATACCCACTTGCCGGCGCGGAGCATACCGGGCTTGTGACCATCGGTAATTATACCTTTGCATTGTTCGCATTCATAATATGCGGTATTCAGAACTTCATCAGGTGTTTTGGCCGTCTCCGGCCACTTTATTTGCTTGAACCGAAGCGTTTGATAGTGGCCGCAGTGCGGACATGGCACATAATATCTTCGCTGGTCATCTGCATTCTCCCACTCTTGCCATATCGGTCCTGACTTTTTGGTTGGCGTGGAAGTCTGGAAGATTTTCTTGTTATGCGAGAAGGTTTTTGTACGCTCGCGCGCCAGGCTTCTCGGATCAGCCTCCTTTCCTGCGCTTGGCGGATATTTATCCACCTCGTCCATGAGAAGGAAGCGTATTGGCCGGGACGCTAGGGACGCTGGCGAGTTGGCCCCTGAAAGAACGACATACATGCCGTCAAATTGCAGCTCAAGCAACTTACTCTCCCGTTCCTGATAACGTTCTTTCAAGATAGGGCAAATATTTATCATTGGTTGCACCCTGTTTTTGGATGTATATTCAGCCAGTTCCAACGTCGGATAAACAATTAGCGTTGGACTTGGGTCCTGTGTGATGATATACCCGACAATGTTGTTGAGTGTCTCCGTTCCACCCACCTGTGTTGGTTTGCAGAAAATGATCTCTTCAATGTCCGGATCATTGAACGCATCCATGATACCCTGAAGATATGGCGTCCTGGCCGTCCTCCACTGTCCGGGCTCTGCCGATGTTTTGGCATCCAGTATCCTGTATTTGTCCGCCCATTCCGAAACTGTCAGGCGTTCAGGAGGCTTGAATATTCTCAGCGCGTTCTTAATCCAATCCGGCCATTCAAGCCTTGGTCTTCTTACGCGGCGGCGCTTTGTATACTCCGTCAATGCTAAGTTGTTCAAGAGCATCGTAAGTCAGCTCCGTGATCATTTTTTCAATCCTCCTAGCGGTTACTGAATCAACATAGGCAGCCAGCTCCGTGGCAATCCGCCGGCTGTACCCCAGCATGGATCTTTTTAGCACAACAAAAAACCGCTGCAGCTCAGCGGTGACTTCATCTTTCCGTATGTATTCCCCCCGGATGATCGCATTTTTGAATTCTGCCTCTTCGGCCTTTTGCTCCTTTAGCTTTGCTTCTGCTTCTATCTTTTTCTGAGCCCATGATATCCTTTCAGCCTCATCCTCCGTTCTCGGTCCTGAAGCCGTGAGCAGACCCTTCCATATCAGGACATCCCGAATCGACCACCAACCCCTCGCCTCTTGGGGACATCCTTGTGATTTCCAGAGTGACAAAGTCTGCTGGGTTATACCCAGGATTTCGGTTATAGCTGCTGTTGTCATGCAGATTTTTCCATTTATCATCTTGGCAAATGGGCGCGCCATTTTATCACTCCAATTCACAATTTCACAAGCGATTTTTTTCATTTATACTGGGTGAAATTTCGGGGTCGGCGGACCCGCGTTCGATACCCCCTTAGGAAGGACCCGTAAACAATTGGAAATCGAAACTCATGTTTAGACGCCACCGTGGAGGATTACCATGCCCGGCAGCGCCCTTATAGACCGTTTCCCCCAACCCCTCCCTCCGGACCGCATGTCCGGCCACCAGCTTTTAAGCAAAAGAGCCCACATAATCTCGGGGGGCTCATTAGATAAAAATACTATCATAATCATAATACCACGGTTAAACTGACACGTCACTGACAGTTTTCTGACACGAAAGTGACACTGGCGCCGTGCGGTGCGCTTTCATACAAAATTTCATATCAATGCATTCGAAGCATTTTCGATGAAGGCCACCCATGCTATGTCCTTTTCGGCAAGTCAAACCCCTATGATTGCACATTTAACAAGGCTTATCCCTCAAATATCGCATAGCTTGCACTTTTCAATCACAAGGCATCCGCACCAAACAGCACAACCTTAAGCTTATTTACCAGCCTATTTTTATGCCGGTAAAACGTCCGCTCATCACAATTAAGCCGCTCCGCAATTTCTGTTGGAGAAAGCCCATCCCAGTATTTCATGGGAATGATTTCGTAATACTCATCATCCTGGATAGTCTCCAACGCTCTTTCAATCCGCTGGATCTCCCGCTTGGTTCGCTCCATGCTGGCCATGCGGTCATTTATGTACTGGGCTTCTCTGGCTTCCGGATCATTCGGACCATAAAACTTTGAAGGGCAGATAACATCTTTTGATTTCTCTTTGAGTTTCAGTAAACCCTCACGAAGATCCTCTTCATCCTGTGCCACTTTCAACTTGAGCGCCGGCAAGGAGTATAGAAGCCGCTCCGTTTCCTTGAAATAGTCACGCTGGCTGGCTTCTATTTCTTTGTTCACCCTGATGATGGCTTCTGCAGCTTTCTTTACAGCTGCATCCACGGATTTTCGTATGATTTCATGCACTTCTGATGAAATAGTAGAAGTAGACTTTTTCCCCATCTCTACCGCTCCTTTACCGTTCCTTTGTGCTTTACTCCAAAATCCCAAACGTTTGGGATTCTCAAATAATCCGCAGCTCCAGCCATGGATACTTTTCTATCATGAGCTTCTGCTTGATGTTGAAGTCTTTGGTCCGGTACCCTTTCGTATCCTCAAGCCAGATCCTCCCGTCTTTTCCGCACACGATGAAATCAGGCATGTATCGTATGCCTTCAGACAGGTAGAAACTAGGCTGAATACCGAAGCCCTTAATCTCTCCGCTCCTCTGAAGCATTTGCAATTCCAGGTACCGATTTGCTTCCTTTTGACTTGCGAACCTGTGGCCGTCTACTTCGACCACCCTGTTCCGATATTTTCCCGCTCCCTGTTGCTCTGCCAGATACTGACGGTACCGCTCCGGGCTCCAGCGTTCCTGCACCCGATGCGCCTGGCCATCCGTTTGCATAGTCCATCCCCCCTATCCTGATGGCTTTCATGTATTGGTGATAGTATCCATCCTCGGTACAGCTGTATGTGTGTTCGATAACCTTATAATTCTTTGGTTCCGGAATCCGCCGGCTTCCGTCCTTAATGACTGTCGCCTCGATCACCGGGGCCTTCAGGTTCCGGCTCCCGGTCCATCGCCGGGCGTAACTTTTCCTCCTGGGTTCCTTCGATATGTATTTGGCCAGGCCGGAGTATTCCCGGCTATATAGCTTGGTGATGTATGCTCCCCCCAGCTTCCAGAGTGATGAGATCACATCCAGGCTCATGGCCGACATTATAATATGGTGGTGGGCTCTGGTATCTTGGTATTCTGTTGTTCCTATATATTTCAAAGGTGGCATGCCATGCTTCTTTCTGTAATACTTGACCCTCCGGAGAAAGTTCACAAGATCCTTCTTTGCCTGCTCATACTTCGGTACATGCCCCTCATATGTAAGAGTGAGAAAAATATCCCCCTTCCCAAAATTAGCGTTTATTTTTCTGGCCACCTTGTTGATGGCATTTTTCTCATTGATCATTATCTGCTTGATTGTCGATTTGCTGACCTTTTTCTTCCTGCTTTTATGATTTCCATAATTTGGGCTAAATGTCTGTATATACTCAAGGACATCCCCGGACAAAATTTTCACCTTTATGTATGGCATCTCTTTCCCCCACCTTAAGCCTCTTCGTCGAGAAGATAATTGTTATAACGAGATACAAAAGGCCTGTCCCGCTTATAAAATTTGACATTTTGCCCAGGTTTGTATATAATGTAAGTGTGTGCTTTACACTATATACTCTTGGGCAGTTGCCGGGACATTTATGTTCCGGTCTTTTGTTTTAAAAAGGAAATCACGATAAGAGCGATAGACCAGATTGATATTCTCACGATCATATGTACCTTCCCCCTTAACACTCAGCCAAAGTCTCCCATATCTCCTTAAGGCATCTCTCCGCTCCACTTATGTCTGCATCCATATCTTTTGTTCCTTGCTCCTTCATGAACTGAGCCAGGATCCTTGCCAAATCTACATATTGAGCGGCATTTAGCAAGGCTTTCCTGAGCTTTTGATTCCTTTCTCTCTCCTTTATGAGCCATTCTGCCCATGGCACTTCCATTTACCTCATCTCCCGTTTATTGGCGGCACCTCATCCCACGTCCGACCATCCAGGATAGCGTTCATATACCGCTTGCATAATCCGCTCCTCGATCTGCTTATATCCGGGCAGGTATTGCTTCAATGGCCTGGGAATGTCACAGATATATGCTTCAGCTGCATCATGCAGGAGTCCCAGGAGGCAAACCCTCACACTATGGCCCCTATCCCATAGCCAGCGGTATACATTGAAGCAGTGAGCCGCAACGCTATAAAAAACCTTTGTTTGCCCGTTGAACCTGCATATATTTGACAAGGCATGTGATATGTCTGAAAGGCAGATATCCTCAGGCCGAGGATCCAAAGGATAAAACTTTATCCCCGAATATGTACCGGTCCAATCTCCCCGTCTTTCCAAGCCGCTCCCCTCCTTAATCAATCAAGGATATAAACATCCAGGTATTTGACACCGAATGCCATGCACTCCTCATGACTTTCCATGTAGATATCCAGGCAGTTTTCCTTTATAGCGCTTCCCCGGTCCTGAACTACGAAGATACCTCCGTTAGGCTTGTCCTTGAAATATGGAATGAATAACTTCGTTCCAAATGCAAGCTCCGGGCCAGCTGCCACGGTGAACCATGGGACAACCTTGTTTCCGGATGCTGTAATGCCATACTCCGGATGGTCCGGGTACTTCTTACAGCTTTCATATGACAAATCATAAGCTGTCACGCGCATTGTTATCGGAGTGAGCTCCCGGCCCTTAATCCTATCTGGAAGTGCAGGCTCTTCTTCTGATGAACAGGGTTGATTGTCCGATAAAGACTGCAACCCTTCTATTATCTGTCTCTGCTGAAGGATAACCTCTTCCTGCCTAGCCGCCAGCTCCCGGAGCATTTGAACTTCAAATTGCATTCTTTCTATTGCACCATTGACATCTGCTGATGCCTTTATGCTGAAGATCACTAAAACGATGACCATGATGAGAAAGGTGAGTACCCATAACCAGTTTCTCTGATACCTGCTTCTCATGGCTTTATCCCCTATCCTTAGTCAACTGTTCCTGCATTTTCTCCAGAGCCTTGACCACCGCTCCGACATATCGGGATCCCATTTCAGGATCAGAAGCTTCTATCTTCGCGAGCTGTTTCAATAGCTTGTCAAATGCCTGAACTGTTTGATCGAAAAGCACTTTGAAAAGCTGCGTATCCTCATTTGCCCCGGTGGCTGCCTTGACCTCAAGCTCCTTAATTCTCTTATCCCGGGCCTCTATTTCTTTACTTATGGCATCCTTCTCAGCCTGGAGCTTTTTCCGCTCTGCCTCAAGGTCTTTCTTCATCTGTTCCGCCAACTCGGAGCGGATTTTCTCCCTTTCCAATTCCAAATTAACTTCTGGCCCGGGCTCCTTGTTCTCAATCTCTTCTTCCAGCTGCTTGATCCTGGATTCGAGTTCTTCGACCTTTGCCTGCGCCTCCTTCTGTGCTTCCTTCTCTTTGTTGATGGCCGCCTGGTATTCATCAACCTTTTTCCTTAGTTCATCCTCCCTCTGCAGAGCATCATTCAACTTCTTCTCCGCATCCTCCCGGGCTTTGATGGCCGCCTGCAACTCTCGAGTGGACATGTTCTCAATGTCATTTTCTTGGACAAACTTTTCCCGCTCCCCTTCTGGTAATGCTAAAAGGGCCACGGCCTGGCTGTATGAGAGCCTACTAAAGATGGGATTTTTAAGATTTGCATCGCCGAGAAGGGATATCTGTTCAGAGCCATACTCGCGGAACAACCGCATGAAGTTATTGGCCGTACTCTGGCTGTAATTGACTTGTTCTTCAAGCCATTTTCCCCATTCACCATGGGGTACCATGCTCTTCGCCTCAACAAGCCGGCGCCCAATTTCGATGGCATTATACAGAACCATCCTTACTGTCTGTGAGTGGATATTCCTTATCTCCGCAGCGATCAATTCTGGGGTCCTTTGAACCTGTATTTCTCCCATTAGTAATCCTCCTTCCTTTTATGCTGAAATCATAATTCTTACCTGGTTTTCAGATTTCTTTCGCTTGGTTATCCTGGCTTTTATGGTTTTCTCCCATTTGGCCATAAACTTTTTGACCTCTGGAGTTGCTTCGCAGTTATTCAATCCTCTGACTTGCCGGACATTTCCGTCTTTTACTTCGATGGTATAAAACGGCTTGTCCGGATTTGCTGCCTCTCTTAGAAACAAAACCGTCGTTTCTCTTCTGGCTATCCTGCTTATGTAGGTCCCTACGCAATGGTTAAGAGCCGCTCCTTCAGCAATGATTTCATCCACGCCTTTTGGAGCCCTGACAATATAACCTCCCTTTTCGTAACCATAAAGTTCATTCAGCTCCGCTTCCTGCTCCTTTATGGATTCGTCATGGATAGCCTCTTCTTTCTTTTTAATTAGCTCAATAACCCTATCATGCGCTGTTCTTAAATCTTTGGGGAAAAGGATCGAGTTACTTCTGAGGTCATAGTCAAGCTTTTTGGCATTCTCCAGATAATCCAGCCAATCGCGCATAGTAAAATGCGCATAATGATACTGGCATTTTTGCATCTGACGTGTGACGTATCGTACGACACGCTCCGGAGTTGTATATTCGGTAAGGTAAGCAATAAGGTCTTTTTCGTAAGTATAGTAGCGCAAATTTTTCCTAACCCATTGAAGGACCTCAGGTGATAGCCTGTAACCTTTGTTTTTAAGCATGCGAAAAAGGCTCAGTTCATGGTCCGAAAGATCATATTTCTGGATAAAAGGAAGATCCTCCTTACCCACACCGAGTACTTCTTTCAGGGATCTCCCGTATAAATTGATTGCTTCCGGCCCGTATAAATTGATTGCTTCCGGATGGTATGTAAGGCATTCAGATACTAACTTATACAGTTTTAGCTTCACCATATATTCAATGGCCGGATGCCTAATGTAGGTTTGGAGATAACTAATTACATTGAATGGCCCTATATGTTGTGCAAACTCTTTTATTGCACAATACTGCCAAGATGTATCTTTCAGGACATGCTTCAGGTTCCTCGTGTACAGATAGTATTCCTGAAAGATTTCAGGTTGCTTTTTCCGATGCCAATCCGGAGGAGTATACCGGTGGTAAAATCGGTTGAAGACAGATTCATATTTGAACATGATAAGCTGTTTATTGCTGATAATGTATCTAGCATCCTCGGAAAACCGGGTCTCGGGCGATCTATAATGCTGTCCAAATTCTCTATACACATAAAAGCACCTGATAATAATGGCACCATGTAGATGTCCTTCTCCGCGCTGCAAGATTGCAAAGAACGAGTGATCCCGAACCCTTCTTGAAATCCCTATGGCTTTATAGGTTATCTGGCTCCTGCAGGCTGGGCATCGTCCCTTTTCATTATGCTTTGCCTTTTTAACAACAACGTCTTGCCTGCAATTCGTGCAATATCCTTCAATTATCTTTCCATACCGCTTATAATAGATGTACCTACTCGCCTTTAAGGGCACATTATGGATCCAGCGCTCAAGATCTTTTGGTAGATCTTTGATCATGTTCATGAAGCTTTGTGTGCTTATTCTGATTTTTTCTTCACGGGCTTTATACTCTTTTTCTCTGATTTTGGCCTGGTAGGCGATAAGAGCCTCAAGCGTATTGGGCTTTCCATTGGAAAAGTAATCGACGCCGATTTTCCCTGATGCTTTGCTATCAGCTGTAACTTTCTCTGCATAATAATAAGGCAACAAGTTTATGACGCATGCCTCAGACCATTTATCAGGATCAAACTTCTGCGTAATAAAATTCGTTCCGTCTGAAAACACGCGAAATTCAACTGATTTTGTTCTTACCTTATAAAAGGTAACAACCAATATCTTCTGCCCTGTCACAGGAATGATTTTTGCGGAATAGACATATTCTATTTTGCTATTAGGTGATTTTCGATACCTGGGGAAATCAGGTACCGGGATATTCTTTAACTCCCTCTTGTTCATCGTGCAGCACCTCACAGTAAATCTGCCAAATCGAGAGTAAAGCTGCTCCGCTCCTCAACTGCTGCATTCGGAGTGACCGGCGCATCCTGAAGGAATCGAGACTGGAATACTGGGCCATTATCTGTATGTTCTATCCCGTAGAATTTCAGAACCTGCTCAAAGGCTTCATCCGGCGCCACGGCCACACAGTTCCCATGACGCGGTTTTTTCCTGGCATAATCCTCAATGGCTTTGTAGGCTCCCGTGAGATACTTGCCAGAGTTGTATATGGCGCCGGCTACCGCCGGATGCCGCCGGATATATTCGATCAAACATTCACCGATAACCTTAATGCAAGGATTATCCTTTTCTGAATCAATCTCATTCTGAATAGCCTGAATAGCTTCTGATACCATGCTTTACATCCTCCTCTCCTGGGCAAATTCACAAGCGTTTGGGAATTTCAGTCTTGATCGAACATACTGAGCTGAGCATCTTTCCGCCGGACCAAATGGTGTCGAAGTCGTCAACCACCCGCTGAAGCAGTTCATCCTTAATACTCAGCAAGCTTGATTCCCTCCTCTACACATCATCAGCACTTCTGCCTTCATTCTTTGGATGATTGTATCCCGCTCCACCTTAGCCTTTGTGATGGCATCGTCAATCTCTTCTTTCTTGGCCAGATACCTGTGCTTGATTTCCTCCTTCTTCTGATGGCCGGCAAGTATGTAGTTTTTCAGTTCTTCCAGCCGCTCCGCTTCCCGGGCATATATCTCATCCGGTATTATGACGACTTCATCATCCTTCACCGTAAAGCTTCCATATGCCGTTTCTATCCGGACCAAGTTGTTAACCCGCTCTTTTACCTCAACAACGATGATGTCCTGATATATGCCTTTCATCTGAACGGATCCCACCTTGTCAAGAACCTTTTCCGGCGTTCATTTATCGCTCTCCTGGTAATGTTCTTACTCTTGTCCAATATGTAGACAATCTTTTGGGTTCTATCGAGTACGATATTTGCGCCCATCTGTTCCAGCAGGTTGATATCGTGTTCATTCACGGGGTCAGGATACCGCTTGCTTCGGTTCACTACGTGCCAATCGAACTTTTCCGTTCTGATCATTCTCCCTCATTCCTTTCTGGCTAAAGTCTCGACATATTCCTCGCCGCTCCAGGCAATAGATGAATCTGCCGCAGTCGCGGCACGTGAGTCTCCTGCTAATAAGCTCACCTCCCCGATGTCAAAATGGTGGATCTCCCCGGGAAGATACTCCTGTCTTTTCACATGGCCATATGGGACAAGTTCCGGAAGGGTTGATGGCTTTCTCAGGCATTTCTCGATTTTGACCAGGATCCTGGTGGTATTAAGCTTGTTTTTTTCATGCAGCCCAATGATAGTTCCCAGGTATCTGCCGTAAAATTTATTGTCAGCTATGCACGGTTTCCCTGCCAGCTCCTCAATCCTCATGCCTTTCCCCCTTCCTTATCAGGTGGAGAGGGCAGGAATCGAACCTGCGTGATGGATGGCCTGTCCACCCCTGGGCCTCTCGGGTACCTCTCCATGTAAAGGCGGGATCCCCCCCTGGCAGTAATCCCGCCTTTGGGTTAAGAAATAAACCGCATATATTGATTAAGTATTTTGGCTGTTTCGGGGGCCACCGCTTACCACCGGGCCACTATGGGCCCTAAGTGAATCCATCCGGGATATTGGTTGCAGCTGTCGGCAAAATCATTGGCGACTTTAGTATGAATCCCATTGCTACCCTCCTTCCCTCTGTTCAATTCAGCCACCGGCGGCCCCCCGCTCCGCCGGGAAGCTGATCCATTATGGCTGTGGGCCGTGGGCCGGATACGCTCCGGCGGGCTATATTGTTGTTACCGCTCCCTCCTGGTAAAATGTAGGCAGAGGGAGGTGGTATTTTTGAGTGAATTTTGTGTTACTGTGAGAACAGCCGATCTTTTAAATGTCCTGCAGCAAGTTGCTAAAGATGGGCACGATTATGTGCAGCTAATGGTGCTTGATGAAGATGTTGTTGATGGTGACCGGATTCCTGCACAACTACATATAGAAGCTTCTTCCGATCCTGACTTTCATGACTTCTCTTCAACTAACGACTATGGAGAAATCGATATTGTTTAGGCCAGACCCCTGACGTTTGATATGACATTGCCATATGTCCAGAACTTCCTTATCATTTCAACCGGTAACTGGGACATTATAATGTGATGGTGCGGCTTTCCTGTATCGATATCTGTTATAGCCATGTATTCCAGATCAGGAAGGCCGTATTTTTTAGTTAAGTATTTTAAACGCCTTATGAAGTTAATTAGGTTTTTCCTTGCAGATAGTTTTTTAGGTGGTTCATCTTCATATGTCAACGTAATCAACTGCTGTCCACTTGAGAAGTTCATCATCGCCATCCTTTTTCTTGATCTCATGCTCAACATTTTGTATAACCCCCTGCATCATTTTCGTCGTGCGAAAAATAATAGTTTCTGCTATGAAAGAGATAAAACGTTCTCTTAATCTTTTAGATCCGTAGCCTCAGCCTTTACTATCCTCACACGAATCAGAACATTTGCTTTGTCTCCCAATTGAGAGAATGAGTTCGATCGTTTGATGACCCTTTCTCTCAACTTTTTTCTCTTTAACTCTTTCACCCTTTTTTGAATTTCAGGCAATTCTAAATTAATCACCCCTGAACCTCCTCATTTGCCGAAAATAATAGTTTTGGGCTTGTCCCATTTGAATGAAAAAGAAAGAACGGTATGTATTTTCATTGCTTCTGTTCGTCCTGATTTTTAAATGTCAATGTAGCCTTGCATTTCAGTAGTCTTGAAATGATGTCTTCGAGGTCCTTAATGCGCCTGGCGTTTTCCTCGGGTGTAATATCCGGTTCCACTATCTCAACAATGATCGGCATGGTCATCACCCCTAAAAGCCTATTAAATACTGGTTGTACACTATGCTCATAATTCCTGCGCTCAATTTCTTGACATGCCTACATGTCCGTGGTAGTATTGGGTTAGGGTATTTGATATGCGGCTAATAAGCCGTATTTTTTTATCTCCATGCGAAAACCACAGACAGGCCGGCTCCTACCATTTCCATGAGCTCTTTTTCGATGTTCGACCAGGTCTCTTTTTCATGGCTGTCCACTACGCCATCACAAGCCACGTCGACCATCTGGTGCTGAATATCTGTGATATCCTTTACTTCCTTTTGAAGCTTCAATACTGACCTGGGAAGGTCCAGAATGTTCAGTTCTGGAAGGAATCTCCGGCCCACTTCGGTGGAGTTCTTCAGGTGCAGGTATGCGAGAGGCTTTGAGCCATATACCTCTACCATTCTGCAAACCACATCATCTGGCGGCAGTGTTTTGCCGGATTCATAGTCAACAAGGCTACGTACAGATATGAATAGTTGCTCCGCTGCCTGTTCCTGGGTCAATCCTGCAGCT